TGTTGCGCTGGGTCTAGATCGGAATTTTCGATGGATTGAGTGAGTGGAGTAGTATGCGTAGGATCCCCGCCCGCCTCGAGCTCAGTCGCGGGGGGTGCCCCGTGGGTGGGGTCGCGCGCCTCCGAAATCTCTTCCAGTAATGACCTCCCGCCTGAGCGCGCCGGCTTGGCGTCCACGTCCACCACTGATTTGATCCTCTCCAGTAGCTGAGCCTTGATGTCTCCGCTCTTAACGTGCGTGACTGTCGTCTCTTTGCGCTCCATAAATGCGCCGACATCGTAGAGCTTGCCGATTAGCTCGAGAGCCTTCATGCGCTGAGCCGGTGGAAAATCCTCATCAATGGAGTGCTTTACTAGTTGATGAATGAGGAGAGCCTTCAATTCTCTAGGGGTTCGCAGTTTCTCCGCCTCAATCGCTAACCTGTAAGCGTTCACCTCTTGGATCACGCGTGGATCACTGGCGAGCTTGTAGGGATCACTGGCGAGCGTATAGTCGCTCCGAGCGTTATACGTCTCTCTGTATGCTTGTCTCTTGCTCATTGTCCCTTCTGCTAGTTTACGGGCATATTCCCTTTGCTTACTGGTGAGCGGTTGTTTTGTCCCTAAGATTGACTCTATTGGCGTGCTTTCCAGTGTTTCCCTTATTTGCGCCCTGGTTAACTTCTTAGTTGGCGCGCGTTTTGTTGCCGGCATGATTCTACCCTCCGATTTCCTATACTTGACGCGAGTATAAACGCAAACACCAATCCATGCAAACACCCCCAAAATCAAATTGTAGTCCTTATAAATCAACAACTTACACGCGTTGGCACGATTTTTTCCCCATATAAGGTATAGGGTATCAAAAAACAGAGCCTCATATTTTCAACAACTAAGGAAAACACACTATGTATTCACAATTCAAAACTCTAGAAAATCTAATCGATTATCACCTCACCAGTGAGCAAACCATGTACCTGTGCGACTTGACCGGCCTAAGTGTTGACGATCGCGGGTTTGACTCGCTCCAACACTGGTTCGACATCAACGACCCATTCCACACCGCCTCGAAAACCATGCGCGAGATTGGTGGCTCATTTGCCGGTGCGATCGGCGAGGCTTACCAGTGCGCCGACTCTCGCAACCGCTTGATCTTAATTACCGCCTTCAAGGATCTATTCGTTCGCTTTATGCCCACTAGTGTGACTGATGAGGCTTGATTAGCCGAAACCCCGCGAGGGGTCTCACACAACTACTGGAGAACCAATGAAAAACGAAATTATCTTAGCCCTTCACACCTTCGCACGCAAGCGCCCTCAGCTTGAATACGGCAACTATGGGAGCGCCTCGAGTTACCGCGCGGAGGCGCGCGCCATTACAAGAGACTTGCAACACGCACGCGCTCTACTTCGCAAAGTGGAGTTATCGGGTATCACCGCTCAAGATTTAATCAAGGCGAGTACTGAGGCATTCTCAGGCCGGTTAACGATTATGCCCGCCAACTCTTACAGCGACAAAATCCGGATCGATTATTGTGTTGGCCAATATTGGCCGACCGAATACCGCAAAGCAGTTTGCGCAGTATTGGCTCGCGCACTCTGGAATCACTGGATGGAAGATCGAAAAGAGGGCGAGTTTATGACCACCCGCCAAAAAATCCGCATACTGGCGCGCGTGGAGCTTGGAAGAACTATAGCGCAAGTCTATTTTAATTAAGCATAACTGACGAGGCTTAATGAGCCGAAACCCCCGCGGGGGTCTTATGCAACAACAAGGAAACAAAACAATGATTTTACTTACAAAATTTTGGGGTTATCTCACCCTCAAAACCGCGCTTTGTCTCGGCGGGTATGCGGTAACAGTCTTACAAGGCTCACCCAGTCAAACCCTCTTGATTGTCGGCTCATTGTCGGCTCTTGCAATCCCAGTATTTTATTATTTTGGAGAGTGACACCATGCTAATCGCTTACCACGCAAAACATGAGCGCCACGGATGGCGCGAGATATGTCGTCAACCTATCGACTGGGATGGATGGGGAGATTTCGACCGCTCCATGATTGACGAACTAATCAAAAACGGGTCTCACGTTTTAACGTGCGGGTGGAATATGTACCAACTAATTGAGGGTTAAATTATGAGAGTAATTATGCTGAAAAAAGAGGCGAGCGCGCTTACTGGTGGACTCACCGAAACTTCTAAGATGCCTTGCAAGTCCTACAGTTTACCGACTGAGGCGTGCGAGACCGGTTTCAAAATGGCTCAAATTGAGGGGTCGATCTGTTTTTCATGCTATGCGGATCGTAATTTTTATTTGATGTATCAAAACACAATTAAACCCGCCCAATTCGCTCGACTTGATTCAATTAATGATTCCCATTGGGTGGACGCGATGGTTACTCTAATTGGCTTAGATCCTTATTTTAGGTGGCACGACTCCGGAGATCTCCAAGGCCTTGATCACTTCAAGAAAATTATAGAGGTTGCGACATTGACGCCAAAAACAAAACACTGGCTTCCGACCCGTGAATACTCAATTATTAAGGATTTTATCTCAGCCGGTGGCGTAATCCCCAAAAACTTAATTGTCCGGCTCTCGGGTATGTATCCTGACAAGGCCGTAAAAGTCCCCAAAAGCCTCGAAGGCGTGCGAGGCGTGACAACGTCTAACGTCCACACCAAAAAGCCTCTAGGGCTCGCCTGTAAAGCCCCAGAGCAAGCCGGCGAGTGTCGCGATTGTCGCGCGTGTTGGACTTCGAAACCGGTGTCCTACTTGATGCACTAGCATGACTGATGAGGCCTGAGAGGCCGAAACCCGAGCGATCGGGTCTCATGCAACTACAAGGGAAACAATGAAATATTCCGAATTTGACTATATCCAAGCCGGTTATCTATTTGAGAAAAACCGCATTAAGCTCGCACGATTTGAGCGTATGCTCGCGCGCGAATATCAGGAACACAAAAACAAAGCGGTCTTTTTGTTCAACCGCGGTCGATTGGAGGCTCGCTCATGTATCTAGTCTTTAACCACAATGCCCGATTTTTGGGCGACTTTGCGACCATGCATGAGGCTCAAACTGAGGCCATGCTCTATATGGGGCAAACCGGAAACCCCGCCTACATCACAACCCGCAACTTGTTGCGCCCCGAAGAGCGCGACTCTTACGAACAATTTTTGGAGATACACGAATGACTTCTATCGCAACAAAATATAACTGGTTACTGGTGGACAAAACCGGCGTAGCAGTCCCCAAGGGCGCGATCATCAAAACACGCAACGGCGAAGAGTTCGAGCTCACTGGGGGGAGACCCCCGCACAATGACGGCTCAACCGGTCGCGTATGGGTTAAGCCCGTGGGCGAACCCGAAACCACGCAAGAGCTCTACCCGACAGTTTTTGATCTGAAATGGGAAATAGTCTAAGCGCAACTGATGAGCCCTGACTGGGCGAAACCCGCGCGAGCGGGTCTTGTGCAACTACAGGAGGCCAAAAAATGGCACGATTAATTAAAACTGAGAAACAATGGGTAATTCGTGACGAATGGTGCGAGGATGATATCACCGACCAATGCGAGCAAATCGGCGAAGAGCTCACCCTTGACGAAACCCGCAAAGTGTTGGAGATCATCGTCAAATCACACGATGCTGAAATTGGCATTAACTGGAATTCAATCAATTCAGCAATCGATGAGGTCTTGATGCTACGCGATCAAGAGGCCGAAAGGGATTAAAAAATGACTTGTTCAAAATGTAACTCACCTACAAGTAACACTTGGGATTGTGAATGCCAGTATGAAAAGGTAGACCCGATGCTACGGGCTAAGATTTTAGCCAAACTAACACCGCAAGAACTCGATCCAGAAATGTACTCTGATTCGGACACATGGGGCTCAACTGAGGTTGATGGGGTTATGTATGACCTCAATTTTTGGTTTGATGAAGATCAATTCAATATCACCGCTTACTTTTTAACCGAGGAAGATGGTGTTGTTGTCACGGATAACTGTAGATTTTTTAGGATTTTGTCTAAAACTGTTAAGGTAATAGACGAGGAGAATGAATAATGGCACCAATTGACCAAGCATTTTTTGAGATGTATCGCGGATCTATTTCTGAGTGCGATGACGAAACAATTTTGCGCTTTTTGAAGGATAACGAATCAGTAGATAGTTTTGAAGGATATACACATTTGATGGATACCTATATTGCATTCGAGGCCGGTATTAAATACGCAAGGGAAAATCCAATATGACCGCACAAGAACTATACGAGGCCTTAGAAAAAGCCGGCATTGACTTTGAGGTTGTCGAGATATTCGAAGGATGCCGGTGGCTTAGATTTGACGTTGAAGAAGAAACAGACGAGGAGAATGAATAATGATGGATCGAAGAATTAAAAGTTATGCGGTGCAAATTACTTGGGATGACGGAGAAACAGAAATTCGTGAGGATTTCCCGCCTATTCCCTACATCGAAGAGTGGATGGATGAGATTGAATTAGAAGAAAACAAAGCCTGCAACATGATTGTGGATGATGTTGAAAAAGACGAAGGGGTGAATGAAGAATGATAACCATATTTTTTGAGATCGATGGCCACGTCTTTGAGTCGGCCACATTTGCCAACGAGGGACTTTATATTGCGTGCTACGGGGCTCTTGAGCACTATGCGCGCCTCAACAACTTTGACATGACGGAGGTGGTGACATGATAAGGAGTCAATTTGACTAGATGCGAAGAATTGGGAGTCTGTCAATCCATTGGGTGCGCAGACTGCCCGCAACTTGTTGCGGTGGAAGACCCGCAACTTGTTGCGCTTACAGCATTTTTACAAGGCTTTCACCCGCCAACTGAGACCCAACCCGAGCCTCAAAATCGTTAAAATCCTCCCCCTCTTCACCTACCCAGTAGCATGAGGCTATTTTTTCTGCCGTTTTCACTCCAACTGGATCGTTGTCCGCAACAACAAGAGGCTTATTTAAGGACTTCGCGATCTCAATCATATTAGAGGCTGAGAAACAAATATGTATCTTATACCTCACCCGCAACAATTTCAGGGCTCTACGGATCGATAAACCGGTCGCATACCCCTCACAAATAATATCCCGTCCCTTATTGTCTATCACGAGGCTTGCGCCCTTGGTAATCTGACCCGACAAAAACTTTTTATTGCCGTCCTTGTCGATCAGCTGACAACCCACCAACTTGTCTCCGACCCGCATTGTGACGACCAACAAATCCTTCCATACGAGGCCACGCTCGGTGAAACCTTTGCGAATTAAGTACGGGTGGGACGAAAGAACCCCGCTCTTGACGATGTAAACCGCCTTCTTTCTAGCCTCCTCCTGCCGGTGGAGGCGGTCTTGGTTTACTCTCGCAATCTTCTGTTGGTCGATTACATGAGGCTTGTCGGTCTTGTAAGGCGCGTGAGATTCCATAGTCGCAAAGTTAATAACGGCACCACCGACCCCATCGAATATGTATGCGCCGTTGGTTTTGGTGGGTTTGTCTAGCGTCTTGACCCTAGCCCACCGATCCATCACAAGATTCTCAATAATGAGGCCGTGCTGATATGCAAAGTCCTCGAATGTCATGCTTTCTGTCCCTTTGCCCATGCTATTTGCCTCGAGCGTATCCAATTTACAGTTTTTTGCGTTGTTGGAATTGTGTTGGAATTCAACCCGCGAGGGAAGACCCCAAACTTTTCTTTGTATTTGTGCGCTGCCCAACCATCCTTGTACCCGCGCAAGCGACAATAGTACAACAATTCAGAATAGAAAACTTGATTTGTATCGACCGCCGTCCTGGTTCCCGTTAATTCGTGGAGCTCACCTGGCACACTTGCGATACCCTTGAGTGGCTTTTCATGCCCACAAAACACGCAAGCAATCGAACCCTTCTCCCAGAGGCTACCGCAAGCCGGACACTTCGAATCTTTCTTTTCCTTCTCGGTCGGTTCTTTCTTGGTCTTTTCACCGCCTCCGCTCTCGAGCTCTGTCACCCCTTCATCGAAGAGCTTGTCCCAATCCGAGCGGAATCGCAGGTAATTACCAGAGTGATCCAGCCAAACCCCAAACTTTTTATCTGGAGATGGGCGCATAATCCTACCCATCTGTTGAACGTGCGAGCTGAATGACTTAGAAAATGGCCTCGCTGAGACCCCTATAAGCACATCTGGGACGTCAAATCCGCGGGTGAGTATGTCGGTGGCTATGAGGCCGTGAATATCTGTATCAGGGCGACCAAAGTCCTCAATGATTTCACGCTTGTAATCATCGTCTTCAAGATAGGATATGGATTTAAAGTTATATCCTTGGGCTTGAAACTGTTTCTCAAGGTCTCGTCCGTGGGCAACGCCCGCACAGAACACAACAGTCTTCTTGGGGCCACCAAAAATGTCGTGGGTTTTTTTAATCCATTCTGTGACGATGTCTCCGGTAATCTTCATGCCCCGCTCGGTGACTTGATCTTGTGACCATTCACCAGCAACCTTGGTGACCCCCGTCATGTCGATTTCTTTTGAGATAAAAATCTTTAGCTGAGTCAACCAACCTTTGTCGATCAAGTCCCCCGTGGAGGTGGCTCCAACCACATGAGAGTAAACATCTCCAAGCCCCGCGGTAAATGGCGTGGCCGTTAATCCAATTACTTTAAGGTCGGGATTGTCCTCAATGAACCTAACAACACTCTTACGCTGAACATGACATTCATCGATGATTAAGTATTGTAGATCGGGGAATTCATCTCTTTTTTCGAGAGTCTGAGCGGAACATATTTGGATTCTTTCGAAGGGTCTGTACCGCCAGTGGTCAGCCTGCATGACGCCGTGCTGAATTTGGTACCGCGCGAGGCGGGTACTGGTTTGGTTGACCAAGACGATGCGATCCATAACCATCGCAACACGCTGTCTCTTGTCTGCAATTTCCTGCATCAAAGATATAGCAACCTCAGTCTTGCCAAAACCCGTTGGAGCATAGAGCAATTGCGCTCTATGTCCATCCTCAAAGCCCTTGTTGATTTTCTCAACCACCTCAACTTGGTGGGGTCTTAATTCAAGCATTTAAACTCCTGATGGGATAGTGCCCAACTTCACTTTTTCTCTAGTTTTTCCGCTCTGCGTTTCCAGTATTTCACTTGATTGATAGCGTCTGCGGCCTTTTGTTGGAAGTCATTTCTACTGATAGTCATGGCTTCTAATAAAGATTGTAAGCGAGAATTTTCAGCACGCAACGATTCCATTGTTTCTTCGAGGGTTATTTTCTCTTCGCCCTCTATGTCGTACTGGCCAATTGCAATTTTGTCTCTGAGTTTTGTATTCTCTGCAAGCAGTGCTTTGTTTTCTGTTATGAGCTCGTTTACTTCATCAGCAACATATTCATCCACTGGCTCCGGTGTGATCTCTGCTTTTGGCTTCTGAGTGGTCTTCTGTGTTTTCTTTAGCTCTAGTTCTTTTTTGTATCGACCAATTGTCATGTCTGATACTTTGCATATTTTTGCCAAATCTTTATTTGACAGCATGCTCAACTCTACGTCAGCGAGTGCTCTAGCAATACTTCTGCGCTTGTCTTCGTTTGATCTTGGTAGGCCGTGATCGTGATTTGCGCCCAGGGAATACTCCCATGCATCGCGTTTTGTACCATTAACGATGTCGGCATTTATTGCATCAATCTTTGCTCTTTTGTGAGCAAAGTATCTATGGAATCCATCTGCAAGCCACCAGTCTTTGCCATCATAAAAGACTTTAACGGGTTTAAATGTTTCGCCCTCCATGAGCTTTTCGGTGTAATCCAATACTGTTGCCTCTTTGAGCGACTCTCTGGATTGTGTATCTCCATCAATTCTTATTTTTGCTAAATTAATTTTCATAGTCTCTTTCGTTCCATTCTGGATCATCAAAACAAATCACCGGTGTATCAATACCGATGTATGCACCTATCACATTAAACTCAAGAAATTCATGAGCATCTTCTTCGTCCATGTC